TTCCGGGATTCTGCGTGTCTTTTACCGCCCACGCATTATCTTTCAGCCAGCCTGCAGCACCGTCTTCGATTGAGACTGATTCATTTTTGGCATTTGTGAATTTGTAAGTACCGTCCTCATCTGCTTTGATAGAACCGACCAAGATTTTTGCAATTTCCGATGGGTTAGCTGCGTTGCCTTTTGTCAAAGCCGCTACGGTCTGCTGCATAATGTCAGCCTGCACTCGCTTAGCCTGCTCTTCTTTCCGAGCGTTTTCAGCCGCTTCGTACTTCTTGTTGAGTTCGTCCAGCTGTTTCTGCATTTTCTCGGCGGCGGTCTGGTCTCCTGTACCTTTCGCCTCAAGTTCTTCCACCTTTGCGATGAGCTCGGTAATTTTCGCGTCAGCTTCATTTTTAGATGTGCGGAACTTTGCGGATTCGCCGTTTAAGCGGGAAATCTCTGCTTTGATGGTAGATACCATTTCCGACCCGTTTTCTAACTTACCTAACGCTTCATACAATTCTGCCAATGTCATAATAAGTACCTCCTGTGTACTGTAATAATGGGCTCCCGTCCCAACAAAAAAGACCGTTCTTTAACGCCTGCGGACGGGTTCCTGCCCCGCGAAAAGGCAATATAAAAGCACTCGTTATGAGTGCTTATTATTTATTTTGATTCCTTGTTTTTTCTGCGTTTCTTTGTTTAAGAAAACTCTGTGCGGCCAATCCTATAAAAGCAAACCCAGCAATTCCGGCAAAAGTAATGTTGCCCAAGCGCAAACTATATATTACTACCACAAGGATAAACATCAGGATTACAAAGGCCATCCACTGCCCTCTTTTGTCCCGTTGTATCTCGGCAGCCAGTGATTTTTCCTGCATTGTTCTCACATGCTTGGAATTCTCTTGAAAATCGTTAATAATAATTTGTGCCGCTCCCGGATAGACATCATCATAGCCACGCAATATTTCCGGAGCCGGTATAGGCCCTGAAGTAATTTGAGTTACCTCTAAGTGCGCTGGAATCGCTTCTCTATTCGCACTAATTGCGTTTTGCTCTGACGTAGAAAGCACCTCTGGACTGCTAATAATATCAGAGTGCTTTTCGTTATTGCTTTTCTCCAACAAATACCCCCATCCGATCCATCGCACGCTTTAAAGCGACTCCTGTAAGTTTCCAACTTTCTCTTGTAATACACACCGCGTTTGGCGGGACGTTTTTCGCATAGTTCGACGTGGGGAATAAATTCATTGCAGAAATACCACAAAAAAACATGGTAAAAAAGCTTTTAACAGCATTCCTTGTTTCAATCATTCTCCACACCTCCTTTGTGTATTACTATTTTACTTAAATAGTCCTTTTTCGTCAAATTTAATTTTCCAGTTAAGCTACATACGTGATTCTTTCTATCTCATCATCTGTTACTGTAAATGGCGGTTCTTCCGTCTCTTCCGCATTTCCTGCTTCCACAAGATAATGCCCCGTGATTGAATCATCCAGTATAACCACTTCGCGCCCATCTTTTAGCAAAACACAATCAAGCTCTTTTGGCATCATCTTTCTACATCTCCTTTCTTTTCAGGTTTCAAGTATGCTGAGGTTAGTCGCGGATATTCATCACGTACACCTTGCTTCCAGCCCGTCACCATCAATATCTTCTTACCTTGAAGATCTACTACCAAAAATCTTGCCTGGAATGTCCGACCATATTCATCGGCTTTTCTTTCCATGATTTCGGCGGTAGTAATATTTTTTCGAATTAGCTCATCGAGTTTTTTACTATTTTCTTGAGTATACCCCAAATATTTTTCAAAGGCAACCGCTTTCGGCCCGCCCGTCTTATGCGCTTTATTGAGACAGTAATTTACCAACTTGTTTTCAGGGATAACCAATTTGTCGGGATTCTTGAATTCATTAGGAACCGCAAGCATAATTCTACTTTTCATCTTTTCGCCGCTGTATCCACGTGCTTTTTCTGTCCAGCTCCGCCCAGCTTTGACGTCTTTCTCGCCGTATACGCCAAGTATTCTTTGACGGTTCGGCAGTGTCTGTTTATTCAACCATTCTCTGCCGCCCTCTTCCATTCTTGCGTGCGGCGTTTCGCTTTTCAACAGCTTAGATCCTACCATCACGGGTCGCAAGTGGCACATGCAGTTCGGATGAACAGGAAGAGTCGGCACTCTATCTTTCGGAAATATCCCGGGCCCCATACCGTATAAGTCGGCTTCGGCATACATGTCACAAATATCGCAAAACGGATGCGCGGTGGACATCTTCCACTTAAACGCTACACAGTCCTCATCCGCCGTCCATTTTGCCATAAAACCGTCATTATACGCTCTTGCCATCTCGGTACGTGCAATTCTGCGGGCAAAGTATCGAGTGCGCTCCTGCGTCGCTGTATAGACTGCTTTTTCAATACGTTTTTCATTTCCTGACAGTACAGCATCTTTTACTTGCGCATACGCGGCTTTCAATCCCTGCACATTCAGTTTCTTCAGGTTGCGTTCTACTGCCCGGATCGTTTTACGAAACTCTGCGCCGCCGTAGTCTTTTGCTTTTGCAATTTGCGTCAGCTGCTTTAAAAAATCGGGGATATCTTGTTCGGGCAGTGTGTGTCCGTAGCCGTACCCATCGAAAAGCGCAAGAGCTGCTTTTTGTACAGTCTGCCCTTTCTTTACCGCTTCGGCAATAACCGCGGCGGCTTGCTTTGTAACTTCTTTTGCCCCCTGCGTTGTTCTCTTTGACAACGCCAATCCGTCAGCAGCCCATACCGCAGTAGACGCTTTTTTTAGCAGCGGTTTGGCGACACCTACCGCGCCGCCTCTCTTCATTTCTCCGATTAACTGCGGCTCTATTTCCCCCTGCATGATTTTCATGACCGGATACAGCTTGTAGGCTTCGTTGACAGCCTCTTTCGGTGTTTTCCCTGTTTTCAAAAGCCGCTTTATTTCAGCATCAAAAGCCTTAATCGCCTTGTCCGTTGCCATCAGGATCATCTACATCACCATCTTCAAATGCGCTGTTCTGCTTGCTTTCTTCGATAGCGGCCGCGACTTCTTCAATCATTTTGTCGTAAGTTTCCGGCGGAAGATTGGGCATGTACGCTTCCAGTACCTTTTTCAAGACTTCAAGCTTATACGTCGGACTGTCAAAGCCCAGCTCAAGCGCTGCTGCCGCATTTGACAACGAATCAACGACATCATTAATTTTAAAGTCACGCGGGTATTCGCAGTTGTAATCAACCGCCTCACCTGACCACATCTCAAATAATTTAACGATGGCCTCGTCTGCATCCTCGCAGCGTACCGCAAAATCCGCCAGCCGCTTATTGGTTTTCTCAAAATCCCACTGCTTGGCCACCCCTGATTTACTCTTGTCACTTTGCACACCAATGACCGAATCTAATCCGGACATGCGGAACATTTCTTTGATGATCCTGTCCATCTGCTCGGTCAGCATTTCGGCGGGTGCGGCGGGCGGCGCTATGAAATCAGGCGTGTGTGTAGCGTCCGCCGGATAAATCAGTGCGTTATTCGTACCGACTGTTACTTCACCAGTTCCGTCATCGGGCATTGTCAAAATGCCAAAAGCCTGATCACGTAGAAGCTGCGTATGCCAGCTGCAGAGTTGATACAAGAAGTAATTCGCCTGTGCTACCGATAGATATTCTGATGGCGGTTTAATAATTTTCCTGTCTGTGTTTCTTGCAAGCCACTGCACGACCGGAACACAACCTATATTGTGATTACCTGTCGTTTTGCCGTCGCCATTTCCAATTGCCCACGAGTCTTGTGTCCAAGTATACGTCTCCGTGTTTTTCGCGTTCGCTCCGACTTGTGATGTCTCGGTATACTGAAACATCGTTAAACGGCCGTATCGGTCAATTGCCCAATTTTTAATCTGCGCGGGTGTAATAATCTTTAAAAACGGCAGCTTGCGTCCTGCGACAGCGTCACTTCTACGTTCCGCCAGTTCATCGCTGTTATCAACAACAATATATGCGACGCCGTATAATTTTGCTTGCAACGCCGCCGATTTACAAAAATCCTGATAATCCGTTCCAGTTCGGTCACAGTCATCAAGAAATGCCTGAAACAGTGTTGAACCGTTATAATCGCGCTTGATATCGTTTTTAAATATCGGATCTACCGCGGCATTAACAATCGGCCCGGTGTAATTCAAGTAGTAAGCGAGCCCCTGTCGGTCTTTATAGTTTGCCGGGTCTTCCCGCGGATGTTGCCTGAGTCCGGCTCCGTTCTCGAAAAGTCCGGTTCCGAAATATGCATCTGTCAAAAGACTGTATTTATCCATTTGTCACCTCAATATAAATTGCTCCGCACGGCTTTAACTTTGAACCGTGCAGGCATTAAATCTTCGCAGCCGTACCGGGCAGCGTCTATCGCATGATTGTTTTTATCCGGATATGCGCTGATGTACTGTCCATCGCGCGTTGTCTCGTATTCGTATGTTACAAATTCTTTATATGCGTTTGGACAGCGCTTTTTATCTATGACAATAGCTGACAACCCTTGCAGCCAGCGAATACCGAATTCGACACTGTCGGGGCCTTTTTTAGCCGCCATCACTCTTAACCCCAATTCATTTAACTCTTTGATCGACTTCGGCTCTGCGCTATCCGCACGAATTAGCGCCGTTTCCGTGATTTTCTTTTTTATTTTTATTGCTGCCTGCCTGTTCGTCAGCTTCGGCTGATAAATCTCATCGAAAATGTACAGAATCTCCCGCTTAGCGTCATAGTGCATAGAAACAAAAGCCAGCGGGTCTACAGCGAAGCCGAAATCTAAGCCGTACCGCCTGCGGTCAAACTGCTGTATTTCTTCGTCGGTAATCCGCTTCTCTATGACATTTTCAAAAACAGCTCCGCCGGTACCTGTGATTTCCCCGAGATATTCATGTCGGTATGCAGTTTCGTTTTTTGCTTTGAGTTTATCAGCCTCATAGATAAACTGCGGCCCCAGCCAATCAGGATTGACGCTTAAGTAGTCTGAACGATGTACAAGTCTATCTTGTTCATCAAGCAGCATTTCCTCATTGACCCAGTTATTCGCCGATTTTGGCGGATTGTAAGAAGAGAAGCACCAGAATTTAGATCCGCCGCGCATGAGAGATTGGTTTAGATTGCGGATTTCTTCCATTCCTGCGAACTGATCGAGTTCTTCGTACCAGACCACCCCGACATACCCGCTCGGCAGCTTGATAGACTTGATTTTCGCTTTATCGTCAACGCCAAAGAATAAAATCTTCTGCCCCGTTGCTTTCCTCACCATTTCCATCGGACTAACCGTCATTTTCCATTTATCCGATATGCGCAGTGCGTCAAGCGCCCATTCCATCTGTGTATAGACAGAGTTTCTGAGTGTGTTTGCGACTTTTCGCAAAATAACCGCGTGGCATTCGGGATTTTGCATAAGCAGCAGTGGAATTTCAAGCGATACATAAGAAGACTTTGTACTTCCGCGGCCACCAGCCAACACGTAATGCGTATGGCCGTGCTGTTTAACGTCCTGATGTACGGAGAAGAACGACGGTGCCATTTTATCGCTAAGTTTAATCTGTATCATCAATAATCTGCACCTCTTCCACCCCGTTTTTACTATCTTGATCTTCAAAGAGGTGGTGGCGTTTACCCATAAGCTCCAGTGCTTTTATACGATCTTTAGCCGATAAACGCTTTTTGATGATTTTTGATTCACTGAAACCGTCACCGACACCTTCAACGACGACAACCTCTTCTTTGAGTTCGTCCCTGCCTGCTTTTGATAACAGATACTCGACTTCTTTAGCTGACATAATCGTTTTATCATAGTAATCATCACGCATTTTCTTAATACGGCTTTGAATTTCAACATTTTTCAACAGCCGTTGTCCCATTGAATATGCTGTTTTATCACTGTATCCAGCCCGTATAGCCGCTTGCGTTGCATTTAAATCAATCAAGTACTCAACACAAAATTTCTCTTGCCTTGGTGTCACACCACCACCTCCTTTCTCCTGGACAAACGAAAAGCACACACCGGGGAAGGGCATGTGCTTTTCTAAAATTGAGGAGGAAAGTATCTCGCGATATTTTCACACTATCATAATACCACATCTAAAAGTGACATTTAGTGACAACTTTCATTTTTTGAGAAATTTCTTGAATTGCTCTGTCTCTCATCCGCAAGCAAGATCTTCTGTCAAAATGATGTTCCAGCGCTATTTTCTCCCAGAGCTTATTCATAAAATACCTGTCAATCATGATTGATTTTTTCTCCGGGTCAGATAACAAAGCAAGCAGCCTAAATCCCTTTGTAATCATGTCACCGTATCTGTTGAGCTCTTTTATCCGCAGTTCTTCTGCCTGCGCCATTTTCTGTTCAAAAGCGATGACGATATCCGATAAATCAGAAGACGTTCCGCCGTCGACAGGCTCCTTGTCGTATCGACAGCCTTTGAGTGAAAACAGATCCATTTCATACTGCAAGCGGTACTGATTGAGCGAATCGATATGTTTTCTGCATCGTCGGATTTCTTCAAAAAACGCTTCGATATCATTATGTATCCGTTTTGATTCAAAATGCAATTTAACTGCCGTCTTTTCGTACGTCGGATCCGGGTTATGAAAAATGCCTGGTCGCATTCCGTTATTCATCATCTTCTCCTTTCATGATTTTAAGCATTTTCAAAATTTCCTCTTTGTGTATTTGTGCTGCTTCTTTTGTTCTAAAGCAATTTCCCATTGCTCTATTTAGATGATCAAAAGTGTTAAATTTCTTAAACTCTTCGTAAATCGGTTCACCAGAAATATTGACGTAATAATACCGGTTGCCAACTTTCGGCTTGAATGGAATTACTTTAAATTCATAAACATCGAAATATTTTACAAAAACCGCCCACATTGAATTATCACGCCATTCTTCATTAACTTTTGTAAGCAATTCTCCGTTACAAAACTTATTGACCGGGCATTCTTCATGTGCAAATTGAGCTTCAAACTCTTCATTTTCTGCAACGCCAATTCTTTTCATCAGCAATTCCATTACTTCTTCTTTTAGTGTTTTCATACTTTCACCTGCTCCACATTTTCAACCAAAAATGCATTGATATTTAAACCGTGTTTATCAATCCATCTCTGAATAACTTTGTTAATTGCGCGTTCAAGTTCTTCTTTCTGTTTACTATTGACATCTTCAAGAAAGCTTTCGGCATATTCTCCGTAAATCGCATATGCCCTATCCGTTAAATCTTGAATGACATCATCTGCATACACCTTTGGGCATGGACTTGTTATCCGACCGATATAGAAGCACATAATATCATCGTCAATATCATCATGAAAAACCTCTGAATAACTTGTATAAGATTCTATATTATACGGTTCAGCATTCATGAGTTCTTCCCGCCCCGCTTTTATCGCTTCTTCTTTACTCGGATATGTATCGTCACAGTTAAAATGATCTTCATCAAGTCCTACTACCCACTCTTCTTTTACTTGTTTCATGCTTCATTCACCTCAATTTCAATCCTCGGGTTCTCCCTATCCGTAAATACTTCCTGTGTCAAGTGCACGTATTTCCTGCTGTCATTTTGGATAAGCCCTATGTCCTGCAGCGCATCAAGTATAAACTTTGCGGCGCTCATTACATTATCTTCATCTCGGCGCATATCCTTTTCGTAATACTCAATGCGGATATTTACTTTTTCGGTAAACCTTTGTCCTTGCACTTGCGGCTGCAGAATCAGAATAATTTGTCTCTGCGTTTTCTTCTTGACGCCTGCCCCCGCGTATTTGTTCAACCGGTTAGCAGCGATCAGGTCGTTCATACATGGAAGACGACCGGGAATCACCAGTTTCATTTCAAGCGCCCCTTTCAATGACCGGAACAATAAACAGTACGACGCTTGCTACATCAATAGCTGTATCCACTTCTCTTCCCCCTTAAAACGGTAAATCATCATTCTGCGGCGGCAGTTCACTCTGCGCCGTCCCGAACTGCTCAAAATTGCCCGATCCTGTTTCCTCTACTACCGCTTGCGCTTTCTTTATATTGAGAGGGCAGGCGACAAATTCAGCGACAATCTCCGTCATGTATTTCTTATCGCCGTCCTTACCGTAAGAGTAACTGCTGTACCGCCCCTCGATAAACACCGGCATCCCTTTCTGCAGCTGGTTACCGATAGCTTCTGCCCACGGCGGCCACGCTTTTACTCGTACATAATCCGTAAATTCCTGTTTTTCTCCGTTTTGATTGACAAAATACCGGTTAACCGCCACCGTCATCGTTGCTACCGCTTTCCCGGATGATGTGCTCTTGATTTCAGGATCGCGGACAAGGTTTCCGCAAATCTGACAATTGTTCATGTTTGGCATTTTTCATTCTCCTTTTCAGATATAAACGTCTATTCTCCCGGATTCATAAGCGCTCTTTATTTCAACAAAAGCAATTCTTGCGTTTTCTTCTGTTTTGTATTCCAGCTCAAGCTGTTTATAGGTTCCTGGCATGTAGATGATGAGGCTTTTCCCTTTCTGCTCAACATAAGACGGATTCATTACGATGATATCCTTTTCTTCTGACACAACCATGAACCGATTATTTCCCATTTGTCATTCTGCCTCCTTCAACCTCAATTTTTCACTTACCGCTTGTATTGCCGCGGTTATCTTCCCATCGGAAAGAATCCGATTTACTTGCATTCTTTTCTTTACCTGCCTCGCTTTCCCTTCGTACATCTTGAGAAAATTCGAGCGCATCACATCTTCTTCCGTTCCCAGCTGCATGTTCATTAGAGCCTCTATCGTCAATGCTCTTGCGCATTCTTCGGCCACTTTGTCCTTCCACTTGTACTCTCCCAGCCTGTAAATGCTGACATCGCACACAACATGCATCACTTCTCTCCAGCCGTCTGCAGCATTAAACTCCACTTCGCCCGTTGCCTGCGCGATGATCTTATCGCACATCTGGCAGATTCTTCCTACCGGCGGTGCATACGTCCCTGTTTCCGTTTTCACGAGCTCTTTGATCGCCGCAGAAACAACTTCCGCTGGATATTCATCGAGAATACGACTGTAAGCGGCCGTTTGTTCTTTTGTAAATGTCGGGAAGAACGCCCTTAAACTCGCAACAGCTTTTATGATTTTTTCGTTCATTGCGAATGCTCCTTTGCGTAATCCACATACTCATCCAAAACATCACCAAAATCTTTTGCCTGCGGCTCTTTTTTTCGTATCGGATAAAATCCCTTCCAAGAAAGCTCCACACCCCTGTTCACAATCTCCAGCGCCTTGAGCTCGCTACCGCCTGAAACTTTATGCAGGTTTTTCAGTGCCATCTTCAGCGCCCGGATACTGAACACCTCTTTCCTCTTTTTCGCCATTTCCCTACGCATATCCATCCATGCCCGAAGCGCTTCCGCCAATTCTTCATTGCTTCCTGCAAATGAAGAGATAAGCTCACTTCCTTCCGCATCGAATGAATCTTCCTGCGCCTTATCCTTCCCCCTCGGGGGGATATAGGGGGGTATATCTTTTTGGTTACTTGGTTTAATGGTTACTTGGTTACTTGGTTGTATTGTTCTTTTATGGGCGTGTCGGTCTTGTGTCGGTGCCGTGTCAGTCTTGTGTCGGTGCCGTGTCAGTTCAATGTCAGTTTCCGTGTCAGTTTCATAATCCTTGTCCTGGTATTTACGCCAATTTACTATGATTATGAGTGTTCCTCGCTTTGTCGGTTTGCGTGTCAAAAATCCCATTTTCTCAAAGCGGTCAATTGCTGTTCTCACATTTCGGATTGATACTCCTTTTCCGGTCAATTTTGCTATTTGTGTATACGAACCAATAAATGAGCCAGCCTCTAACGTGATTTCATTACCAAATATGTCATACTTTTGTTCTTTCCAGTTAGCCATAAAAAGAAGAGTAATGAATATAGCCTTTTGCTCCGGAGTGCTATTGAACCATATCGGATCATATTGTGTTTTACGCCATAAACAAATAAATCCTTCGTTCCTCATTTTCGCTCCTCATTCCAGCGGATACAGAGTCCCGTCTACATACTCATAAATCCGGATTCCTTTTGCTTTTGCATAACCGTATTCGGACATACAGCCGCGGCTATGCCGCCAGTATCCGGACAAAATCAGGAAAGTACAGCTGTTGAGAAGTCTGAAATCATACCAGAGAATCTCCGTTTCTTCCATATCTTTTCCTTCAAAGAATGAATACGCATGGAGAGGAGAAATGATCGTCAGGTTGGGGTATTTCTTCATGATTTTAAATGCGATGTCTCCCGTTTCTTCCACATTGGATTCCTTAATCTCTCCTGTAAATACTTTCAAATTTTCAACAATTGGAGCGTAGGGATGAGCCAAGTAGGCCATCCCGCACTCCAGCTTCGGAAGAGGATTTCTCTTAATTTCTTCCATCGCTCAGTACCTCCCCTGTTTCTTTATCTACCGCAGGCGGTATCGGATCGAACGGAATTTCTTCGTCCTGCGGCGTTTGTGCTTCCGCGTCAATGGTTACCGTTTCGTCGGGGAGATCTGTCATGTTCTCCGAAATATTAGATTTAATTGTTTCATCTTCTTTGACCTGTTTTGCGAAATCAGATTTTAAAGGCGCATATTTCAAAACTTTCTTAAGTACGGTCTTCTTTGCCATTTCGTCAAAATCCGTTTGCCATGGTCCATTTTTATATGTTTTAGACTTCGCCCGCGCAAATTGATCTACATCCTCCCGGCTCATAACTTCGAATCCTTCTCCGCCGTTTTTCAGCTTGATGACAGCGTAGTATAAGATGACCGGGCCCCTGTCTTTCATAGCAGGTACGTGTTTCAGTTTTGGGTTCAGCCCAAGCTCATATTCGAATGTATCGTTTTCATGAACTTCATGCGCCTGTATGCTCTGTACTTCACCGCTTCTATAAGCAAGATCAATCAGTCCTTTATATCCAAGTTGAAATTGCACCTGATTGCCGTACGGAATTAAGTATGCCTGTCCGATGGGGGTATTCGGCTCTACACCCAACTGTGCAGCCTGCATCATTGCGCCGAGAAAACTTTCCGGTGTGCATGCCTGCAGCTTTTTATTGCTCGATAGCGCCGTGAAAACCATCCGCGTAAATCTTTCGGGTGTAATGACCGATGGCAATGCCTTTTTAATCTCCGGCTCCATTGTCCGAATTAGCCCCTGTAGAGATGGCTTTTTGTTCTCCTGCTGTGTTTTTACGATTCCTTTTGCTGCGTTCATTTCTTGTCCTCCTGTTTTAGTTTCATATAATGCGCCCATATCAGGATAGGTTTTCCTGCCGGCGTGTGACCTATTTTTATAAGAGCGGATTCGTTCACCTTATCCGCCAATGTCCCACGAAGTGGAGGGGATTTTAGCCCCCTTTGAATACTGACTTTTGCACCTACCTTAAGGGCTGTAAACTCTTCAATGCTCATCAGTAGACCTTCATCATGCGGCCTGCTTCACCGATTTTGATAAATCCCATCGCTTTAAGCGCTTCATAGCTGCCGCTGTCTTCTTTTTTTACGCGGGATAAGCTAATAGATTCTCTCGGCTTGGTTGCTTTCCATGTGACTTTTCTGTCACCGAGGTGTCCGACTTCGTTTTCTCCAAGCAGTGCCATTAATTCATTTTTTGCCGCCTGTATAGCGTCTTTTGCTTCATTTTCTTTTGCTTTGGCCAAGTCATATTTTTCAAAAATCCGCAAGGCTTCTTCCGGCAGGTCTATCTCTTTACCGTTCGGCGTATTGTACAGCCCGACAAGCGTGTGAACTGTAGAATCACTGCCGTCTACCGCAGGCATTGTCTGTTCTGTGACATGGTTCCAAAATTCTTTTTCCTGCTCCCTGATGTACTTGATATCATCTTCGTTACGCATGATCTTCTTTACCCGGAAATCGTTGCCGCCGATAAGCGCTCCGATATACCAGTAATCTGCGCCCGTAACTGCCATGTAATGCATGCACTGGCAGTAGTAGCTGTCCGGTACCGTCATATCTTGCGGATCGTCTTTGTCGCCCCACTGCTTGCTCATGCGCCAGTCTGCCGTCTTGATTTCAAGACCGGCATTCTCTCCGACTATCCAGCGGTCAATATTGGCCAGCATATACGGATAATCGTTGTCTCGAAGAGTTCCTCTCCGGCGTACCTTTTTATCTGTAATTTCCTCAAATCTCTGCGCGATCACCGGTTCCATGTGGCTGCCCCACCAAACCCTCTCATTCTTCGAGAGATCTTCCGGCTGCATCATTCCTGTTTTTTCTGACCAAAGTGTCAATGCCGATTTATACGGATTGAGTCCGAGAATGCTTCCGCAGTCTGACCCTCCTAATCCTGTATTTCTTACTTTAAGCCAATCATCATGTGAAGCATCAGCATTCAATATGAGTTCTGCCATTTGTGTAATCCTCCTGTTTTTGTTACAATAGAGGCGGAAAGTCTTAGCGATTCTTTTCCGCCTGCCGATTGATAATTGCAGTTATCAGTCGGCTTTTTCATTTATTTAAAATCTGCATTTCTGCTAAATCGGCGGCAGCTTGATACACTTTCGCATATTTTGTATCCGTGCCATGAGTTTCTTTGACTTTCTTACGAAATTTCGCAAGAGTGCCCAAAAAACAGCCGCAGGATACATAGATTTCATTGTTTTTATTTCTAAAAAATGTTGTAAATCCAAAACGTGAACCAATACGACCAATTAACACATAGTCTGCGTTGCCGGAGACCCTTGCGTCGCCCGAGACCCTTGCGTCGTCGTAGACCCTTGCGTTGCCGGAGACCCTTGCGTTGCCGGAGACCCTTGCGTCGCC